TTTAAATAATTTTATATTTTTTTAAATGTTAAAATAGTATATAATCAATACATTATGGATTCAAGACGCGAATTGCTTCAGTTCCAGCCGACAAATATAGGCAGAGGTGGTATTTTCTCTCCCAGTCGAAATGGTCTTCAACAAGTCGTTTTTCAAATTCCTAAACTACCAAGAGTAATGATGGGTAGGACATTAAGGATTAATGGTGAATTCGATGTATTCAAAGCAGATAATTCAAGACCTTCTAACGCTACAAATTGGAATGCTGATACTCCTAACAACAATGCCATTTTCATTGATGGACGAATTGGTGTATCCTCATGCATCGAATCTCTCTCGATTCAAAATCTTAAGGGAGCTACATACTCGAACGTAAAAAACTACAACAGGCTTCTTAGTGCTATTGTTCCTCTCAATCAATCTTTCAACAACTATATCAATGGTTGTGATGATGAATATGGAAATGGAAAACAAATCACTCAAGCAAAAAGATGTGATAAAACTCAATCATTCTCTTTACCAATCCTCGATGGATTTTTCCAAGCCGAAAATATCGATATGGATTTAGTCGAAGGTTTAGTCATTACTCTCACTCTTGCTCCTGATAATTTCGTTTTATCAAATAACTACTGGTATAACCAAAATGCCACTCAAATCAACGGAGCATACTATCAAATGAAAAATTTAGTTCTTTCTGTTGAAACTGAAATCCCCTCCGCTCAAGGACAAGAAGCCATGATAGCAAATCGTACAGGAGCTATGGTTTATAAGACCTATTCAAGTTTTTACAACGTAATCGTTAGTAATCAACATAACCTTACATTTTTGTTCAATACTCAAAAGACAAGTGCTATTGTAGGAAACCTAATCCCAAGTGAATGGTTAAACAACCTGCAATACAACTCAAGCATGACCCCTCAATTGTTATATAAAAATGCTAATAATGTTTTCAACAACAACATTAAAATCAATGCTTATACTTATCAAAAGAGCGGTGTTAGAGTGCCTTATGATTTTGAAATTGTTAGTGAAGAAACTCAAGATGAGGGTATAGCAGATTCTATTAAAAATATGACTGAACTTAATACGATACGAGACGAATGGACTATGAACAACTTCCTCAAATCTCTCAAGACAGAACTTTCCAATCCATTAAGCGATTTAGTTCCTGCTCGTTTCGATCGTTTACGTTATTCTATCTGTGAAGAAGACAAGGAGCAAGTATATCTAATTGGTGTCAATTATGACAAGAATACTGCTGGTGTGGACTATAGGAATGAAGTCTTTGGTCTTCGTATCCAAAGTGAGCTACCTGCTGGTCAACCTTTCGAACCTCACTCACTCTATCTATTCGTACAAGCTGAAAATACAATCTTGTTTAGAGATGGTATGATCCAGGTTATTTCCTAAAAGGGTTGCGACAGGGGTTGCCCCCCCTTACGAGGCTTTTTGGACTTACCTTTTTTAAAGGTATTTTGGACTAACTAAATTTTTTTAATTAATTTTTTATATTTTAATACAATATATCAAAATATAATGAGTCAACTCCCAGACGTTCTAAAAGTAGGAACTCTAAATCGTCCAGTAAATCAAGTCTGTTCTACAGATTTACTCCAACCCACCACATTCAGTCAAACATTCTGTAAATTCGTTTTAGACAAAAAAGGGATTCTTGATTCCAACTCTCAACTTAATATCGCTCAAATCGTAGTTAATAGTGCTTCTCCAAATGTCGATACAAGAGCTTATTTTCCTACTGCTACAGGTGCACTCGCCCTTATCTCCAGAGCATATCTTACTATAGGCGGTCGAGAAGTTAGTGATCTACGATCTGTAGGACATTTCTCCACTTGGAGACGACTCCACTATTCCAACGAATACAAACAAGGAGTAGCCATGCCTCACCAAGCAGGTAATGATGTATATGTTGGTTCTGCAGGTTCTGTCATCAATCCTTATGTCACCACCGCCTCTGCCAAAAGACAAAGAGGATTCGATAACCCTGCAGGAACTATCGGGAGAGAATCGAGTGAATATGCGAACAACTATAACGTATCTGCACCCGCTTTCAACCAATTAGGAAACCAAGTCCCAGCTCTCACCAACCAACTCGATAAACCTAAACGTCTAATTCCATGGCAACCATCTCGCGCACCTGGTATGCTTATCGCTCTTTCTCAATTATTCCCAGTTTTAAATAACTTTCAACTCCCTCTTGCTTTCATTGAAGGAGAAGTCGCTCTTAACCTCGAATTTTCTCCAACTACTTGGGGTCATAGATTTATGTTTAATAGTCTGGATGCGAATAATGTGGCAGTAAATAAAGACAATCTTACCTCTACCATCCTCGAAGAAGAAACTTTCATTGTTATGGATACTCTTTACTACCCTACTCTCATGGCAGATATTCAAGATCAAATCATGTCCAGAGGTGGATATAGCGTTCCTTACGACGATTTAATTACTCAACAAAATTACGTCCTTTATGATGAGAGTGAAGGCATCACTCAAAAAGATTTTCAAATTCCTCTCGCAGGTAAAAGAGTGAAACGAGTTGTTGTTATGAAAACTCATGATTTAATCGGTGTTGTACAATCTCAACCAAGCGGTTATTACAACTCTCAAGCCCTACGTCTTGGTGAAGAATATAACTTTAGGGTTGACTCAAACAACATCTACTCACTCCCCCTCAAAAATGTAGCCTTACAACGTAGCGAAGCAGACCTTACAGAAGGTGTTCCAGTGGTTTTAAACTCCTCCCTCTATTCATTCTTCAACCAAGCAGATCAAGCTACGGGACAAATCGCCACCAACAACGACTACAACCTCACACAACGTTTATGTAATAGTCATGATCAAACTAACGAAACGGGTCTTTTCCACTTCTTAGGATTGAAACTTGAAAATGCATTTGGTCAGGGCCACCTGATGGGAATTCAGCCAGTGATCTATACAGAAAAAGTTCAATTCACTCAATATGATGATGGAACTGGTGCTACTCCAAATCGTCAAGCATCAAGAGAGATTCGATTCTTCTGTTATTATCAACGCATTTTGAACATCGATAAAGGACTCGCTGAGGTAATCGACTGATGCTTAAAAAGAGACTGATCAAAAGCCTCGTCAGGGGGGGCAACCCCTATCAAACAAATATTCTATCAATTGTTTAGGAATTCTATATCTCTCTAACCGATTAGTACCTCCTCCAACGTTATGTATGCTAATTTTATGTTTCTTACAATACTTTCTTTTACTTGCATTATTGATAATTGTTTTTTTACCATCTATAACAGCATAGTAAGGAGAAGCAAGATTATTATGCATACCCTGTTCTAACATATTTTGACAATCATTATTACATCTTTTATCTTCCATATTAGGAATGTTAGAGAGAAACGTAGTCGGTTTTTTATATCCAAAATTACTAAACATACAATAATCAAAATGATGATGATTCGTATATTGTGGACGAATCTCTCTAATATACTTCCACATCATAGACGATTTAGGATTCTCTATCCACCAATAGGTAGGTTCATAATACTCAATAATCTCAAAGACTCTATCCACCATCGGTTTTCCATACTTATCTATATCTTCTAAATATAATCTCTCACAAAATGGTTCATCATGCCCTTTCATCTTTCTTCCATACCAACTTTTTCTTAGATGACTCCACCAAGTGCATACGGGTGATGCGGTGATTATATCAAAATGACCTTTAGGAAATTGTTTATAATCCCACTCTAATATATCAATCTGTATATGATGAGTCGATTCATATTCTGGATTCAATTTACAAGAAGAGCCTATATCTCGATCCAACGAAACAACATCATAGTTCCTATCTTTACACACTACACCGATAGAGTGTGTTCCACTAAACAATTCAAGGACTTTCATTAAATATATAAATGGTATATATAATTAATTTCAATATTGTGTGTATTAAAATAGAAAATTGAAATGATTTCGTTTATTCAAAGTTAATTAAATATGTTAAGGAATATATAATTAACTATGGCTGTGATTGTTGTGGTTGTTGTGGTTGTTGTTCTGGTGGTGGTGTTATTAAAATAGAAAATTGAAATGATTTCGTTTATTCAAAGTTAATTAAATATGTTAAGGAATATATAATTAACTATGGCTTTCAAAGTAAAGAAGCTCGAATCAGGCAAATACGGACTTTACAACACCAAGAAGAAGGAGATGTCTAAGCGTGAATTCCTCAGTAAGGAA